CTGTCGGAGATCGCCTCGACGCTGGCGGTGTTCGTGGAGCACTACCCGACCGATGACATCTACTGGGACCCGGGGTCGGGCTCGCTCGAGATCGACACCTTCGGCACGGACTACGGCATCCCGCTGGTGCGCGCCGCGAACAAGGCCGACTTCCCCGGCCAGGTCCGCCGCGTCAACGACCTGCTGACGAAGGGCTGGCTGCGAGTGATGGTGGGCTCGGCGCTGGAGGAGGACTACCAGCGGGCCCGGTTCGACAGCGAGGCGCGCGCGCGCGGCTCCTGGCGCTGGTCGTCGCAGTGGCACCCGGACCCCAGCGAGGCGGGGCGGTACGGCCTGCAGGGCTACTGGTCGAGCTACACCGAGCCGCCCGCGCCCAAGCCCATCGAGCAGGAGAAGCGCGAGAAGTGGGCCAAGCGGATGCGCCGGGACGCGGCGACGAAGCGCGGCACGCGGGAGATCGAGGACGACGAAGAACTGCTGGTCGACGAGCTGTTCGAGTAAGCAACCGCGCTGACCAGCACGGTGGATCCGCGCAAGCTGAAGCGACTTCTCGACACCTACCGCGAAGCCGGCGTGTCGGTCGTGCACCTGGACGGCAAGTTGCAGCCGACTGTCGTGCACTTCGGCGCCGTGTTGCCGCCGGTGCCAGATGGCGACGTCGAGGTGGGCGAAGGCGCCGATGCGTCGTGGGCCGCGGGCGCGCCGATGGGGCTCGCCCAGGCGGTCGACAAGATCCGGAAGCACTACCCGGCCAAGGAACAGAAGGGCAAGGCGTCGTGACGCTCGAGTACCGCGTCGCCCGCTACGGCCGCGCCTGGCGCGCATGGCTCCGCCGCCCATCCAGCAGTCGGCCGCTGTTCTACGAGGGCCGCACCAAGCACGACGCGATCACGGCGCTCCTGAACGGCGTGGCGAAGATGGCCAGCGACGCCCCGGGGCGCCTGTGGGGTCCGGACTGGACGAAGGCGGCGAACGACCGGGCGGCGATACAGGCCATGGACGTGACGGCGCCGCGGGGGGCGATTGCACGCGACCACGTGCGCGGCGTTCTGGTGTCCACGGTGGACAGGCTGGCGAACCTGTCGGCGCACGTTGCCGCCGGTGTTGAGCAGGAGTTCGAGGTGTATCGGTCGGACACGACGGAGGCGGTTCGATTCGTGGACCGCGAGGCGGCGCTGAAGCGGCACGCCGAAATCGTATCCGAGTTGCAGCAGGGCGCGAACTGATGGGCCGCGGGGCGACGCTCGATGAGTTCGTGCGCGGCCTGACGGGCCAGGTCACGCGCGAGGACGCGAAGCGACTGGCGAGGCTGCACGGCCACCCATGGAAGCGCGTGCTCAAGGCGATGAAGGCGCGGGCGCGCATGCGGCCGACGCTGAGGCAGTACCTCGATCGCAAATATGGAGACCCGCCCGGTGGCGCGTAAGCCCAGGGAGCCCAAGGTCGACTCGAAGTTCAACTTCGACGACGACGCGCCCGCGCGCGCGGACGAAACGGCGTGGTTCGACGCGGCGACAGCCGAAGACCGGGGCCGCCTGATGGTGGACGCCGCCCAGCAGATCGAAACGTCGCCGGCGGAGATGCTCCGCCAGGACATGAACCTGCTCTACGCCTCGCTGTTCGAGGGCACGGAGCTGACGAGCCTGTACCAGTACGGCGGTCGGGCGACCTCGGGCGGCACGACGTTCCGGGGCACAGGCGTCGCGTCGGAATCCACGTGGAACCAGGTGCGCTCGGTCGTGATGACGGTCTCGTCGCAGGTCTCCCGGTCCAAGCCGCGCTCCCGCTGCGTGACGAACGGCGGGAACTACATGCAGCAGGAGAAGGCCAAGAAGCTGACGAAGCTCGGGGACGGCCTGTTCTCGCTGAACAAGGTGTACGACAAGACGCAGATCGGCTTCATGCAGGCCGGCTCCTGGGACGTCGTCGGCCTGGAGACGATCAAGGGGCAGGACCGGCCCGAGCTGGCCATCGTGCGCGGGTACGAAATCCTGATCGACGCCAACGACGGGATCGACGCGAGCCCGCAGACGCTGTACCGGCGCAAGTTCGTGAGCCGGCGAACGGTGCTGAAGAAGTTCGGGAAGACCGAGGCCCAGCAGGCGGCGATAAAGAGCGCGCCGAAGGAAGATCCGACGCTGCAGGGCGGACGAACGGACATGATCCGCGTCTACGAGTCCTGGCACCTGCCCACGGTGAAGGGCGCCAAGGACGGGCGGCACGTGATCGCCGTGAAGGGCGCCGGCGGGACGCTGGTCGACGAAGAGTGGACGAAGATGTACCACGCGATCCGGCTGTTCTGCTGGGACCCGGCGCTGTCAGGCCCCTACGGGCGGAGCGCGGCCGAGGTGCTCCTGCCGAACCAGATCGCGATCAACGTGCTCCTGGACCGCGTCGCGCGCGCGCAGCACCTGGCGTGCGTCCCCCGCGTGGGTATCCAGCGCGGCAGCAAGATTCTGAAGGGCGAGATCACGAACCAGATCGGCTCGGTGATCCAGTTCGGCAGCATGCCGCCGGTCTGGTGGTCACCCACCGCGCTGTCCCCCGAGGTGTACCAGCACCTGGAACGGCACTGGGCCAAGGGATTCGAGGCGTACGGCGTCTCCCCGTCGCTCGCCAGCGGGCAGAAGGCGACCGGAACGGTGTCAGGCGAGGCGATCCGCGAGTCGCTGGACGTGCAAACGGCCCGCTTCGCCGTGCTGTCCCAGCGATGGGAGCAGCTTCACCTCGACATCTTCCGCGCGTTCATCGACATCTGCCGCGAGCTCTACGCCGACAACCCGGACAAGCGGGTGGCGGCGCCGGGAACCGAGCTGCTCGATTCGATCCGGTGGAAAGACATCGACCTGGAGGAGGACGCCTACGTGATTGAGGCGTACCCGACGTCGCTCCTGCCGACGACGCCCCAGGGGCGCATCGACCGCGTCAAGGAACTGGTCTCCGAGGGCATCTGGTCGCCCAAGCGGGGTGAGGCGGCGTTGGACGACCTCGACGTGGAAGCGAACATGAACGCCGAGCGCGGGGCCGAGAAGGAGGCCATGAAGATCTGCGAGGACATGCTGATGGACGGCGTGTACCGGACGCCCGATCCGGCCTGCGACCTCGCCACGTTCCTGCGGATCGGCACCCAGTACCGGCAGGCCGGCGAGCTCGGGCAGGTCCCCGAGAAGCACCTGGACCAGATTTACAAGTGGCTGGACGACGTCGCCGCGCTGCAGGCCCAGATCAAGCCGCCCGCGCCTCCCGCGCCTCCACCGGGAGCGCCAGGAGTACCGCCCGGCGGGGCCCCGATGGCCCCCGGCGTTCCGCTCGCCGCCTGATCCTGCAACCGCCCTGACCAGGGCATGGCAAAGGCGAAGGAACCAGCGAAAGAGACGAAGGAGACCTTCGTCGACACGGAGCAGTCCGGCGACTTCTCGGACGCGGCCGATCCCGTCCGTGAGGCGTCGCCGCGCGGCTCCGACCTGCAGGGCGAGATCGAGGCGGTCCGGGCCACCAGGGCCGCCCAGCGCAGCGCGCGCGGGAAGACCGGCAAGCGCCGCAAGATCACGCACTACCAGGACGCCGAGCGCCTGAAGAACCTGGGCCTGCTGACGCCCGAGGAACACGTCGACTGCGAGGAGGAAGGGCTGTTCTTCGACGCCGCGCAGTACGCGACCCGGAACACGGAGATCGACAGCTCTCCGCCGGATGAGGCTTGATGGGCGCGGTCGCTGGCTCTGTCGCGATCGTGGAAGCCGGTGGCGCCGGACCCCCTCCCGCGCCTGCCGCCCCGGCTGCGTCTGCACCGGCGGCCGCGCCCACTTCTCCGCCGATCTCGACGATGTCCTTCGCGGACGACGCGCCCGCGGCTGACCGCGCCGCCGCGGTTCTCGATGAGGTGCTGGCCGAGGGCGAGACGCCCGCTGATGTGCAGGGAGGCTCGGAGCCGGATGGCGCTCATACCGCCGACCCTGCGGGTTCAACTCCCGCCCCTGCAACCGACAAGCCGGCCGAGCCGACGCCCGAGGCCGCCGCGGCGCCGAGCGACATCGAGGCCGCGAAGCTGCGCAGGGGCTTCGCGAAGCTGGCCCAGGAGCAGCAGAAGGTCTTCGAGCTGCAGAACAAGGCGCGCGCCGAGATCGCCGGCGCCCAGCAGTTCGCGACGAAGGCCCAGCGGTACGACGAGATCCTGGCCGACCCGGCGAAGGCGCTGCTGGCCCACGGCGGCGAGGCCCTGGTGCAGAAGGCGCTGCAGGGTTTCATAGACATGGAGAAGTCGCCCGCCGAGCGCGAGGTGGCGAAGCTCCGGCAGGAGCGCGAGCAGGAGAAGGCGCAGGCCGCGCAGCAGAAGGCCGAGGAGGGCGTGGCCGCGTGGCGGAACGACATCTTCGCCAAGGTCCGCGCCGACGAGCGTTTCGACCTGATCAACGCCATGGACCTGCACGAGCAGGTGATCGGCGTCATCCGCGGCTACTACGAGAAGAATTCACAGCGGGACGGCGAAGGCAAAGTTGTCGTCCCCGCGATTCTGTCCTGGGATGTCGCCGCGCAAGCGGTCGAGGACACCCGGGCGGCGAAGCTCGAGGCATCCAAGCGGTACGGGAAGCGCACGCCCGCCGCCGCGGCGCCGGCCGAAACGCCGGTAGCCGCGAAGAAAGACGCGCCCCCAGCGAAGCCAGCACCTGCCCCGGCGAAGAGGGCACCCACGTCGCTGTCGAGCGTTCCCGTCGCTGAGTCCCCTGTTCAGGAGGACGAATACAGCTCGGACGACCTCGATCTGCGCGAACGCCAGGTGCTCGCAGCACTCGGCGTCTGATCCACGAGGTAATCCACCATGGCTTCCGGCGCAAATCCCACCACCGGCGCAGCGTTTCTCAAGAAGTTCTACAGCCCCGACGTCGTCATCAACACGATCAGCAAGAAGGAGAGCCGTCTCCTGAACCTGGTCAAGCACCACACGGACGGAGCGGGCAAGTCGTACAGCGCGCTGACCGTCGTGGGTGACAACCCGTCGGGCTCGGCCACGTTCTCGGAGGCCCAGGAGCGCGGGCAGAACGCCCAGAGCTCGGGCTACCAGTTCGAGGTCGAGTGGTGCGACGACTACCAGGCGCCCAGCGTCTCGAAGGGTCAGATCGCCCGCACGCGCAACCAGAAGGGCGGGTGGATCCCCGTGCTCCGGCACGAGATCGACTCCACCCTGCGCTACTCGGCGCACCGCCGGTCCGTGGCGCTGTTCACCACGGGGTTCGGCGAGCTGGCGACGATGACGAACGCCGCGGGCGCGTCCACGCTGATCACGCTCGGCAACCCGCGCACCGGCGCCGTCGATCGCTCGATGGCGTTCCGGTTCGTGAAGGGCATGAAGTTGGTCTACAGCGCGACCATCAGCGCCAACACGCTGCGCGCCGGCCAGTCCTCGGTCGTCGCGAAGGTCGACTACAGCGCCGGGACCATCAACCTCGACGTGAACACGAACACCGTCACCGGCCTCGCCCAGAACGACATCATCTTCACCAAGGGCGACCGGCAGGACAGCGCGACGCCCGCGCGTCTGCGCCCGGCGGGCCTGCCCGCCTGGGTGCCGACCACGGCGCCGACCTCGACGCTGTTCTTCGGCGTCGACCGCACCGAGAACAGCTTCCTCTACGGCTGGATCATCGACGGCACGTCCGTCGGGAAGTCGCTGAGCCAGTGCCTGGTCGAGGCGGCGAACCTGTGCTCCACGGTCGGCAACGCGGAGCGGCTCGTGGCGGTGGTCTCGGTGGACAAGTTCATCGAGCTGTCGGCCGCGCTGGAGGACAAGCAGTACACGATGATCACCGGCCGCGGCGGCACGGGCTACAAGGCCCTGCTCGTCTACGCCGACGGCATCGAGCTGCCGGTCATCTCGGACAAATACTGCCCGAACAGCGAGGCGTACGTGCTCGACCCGAAGGCGGTGGATCACCCGTCGATGGGACAGGCGCCCCACATGGACGACGAAGACGGCAACGCCGTGCTCCGGCAGTCCGCGGACGCCGGCATCGAGGCGCGCACCGAGGCGTTCGAGTGCTACGCCATCACGAACGGCGCCGCCACGGCGGTGATCAAGCTGGCCTGACCGAACTGGGGACACCCGGGGGTCAGTAGTGCCGGCCCCTGGGTCCTCGAAAGGACCCTCACATGCCCGAATTGCAGAAGCACCGAAACGTCAAGACGATCCTGCCGAACGAAACCATCCTTCGCGGGTTCATCGAGATCACGGGCGGCGCCGGCGCCATCAACGCCCAGTCCGGCCAGCGCGACTGCGGCGTGACGTTCGTCAAGAACGCCACCGCGGGACGGTACGACGGCACGCTCCACAGGTCGTATCGGCGCGCCGGTAGCGGCTACGCCACGGTGGCGCATCCGACCGCGGGGACCGTCCCCACGCCGAAGGATGCGTTCCTGAGCGGCATCGCGGCGGCCGCGTACGGCGGGAGCGCGGGCTTCTCGACGTTCACCATCCAGTGCACCGCGGCCGACGGCACCACGGCGACGAATCCCGCCGCGGGCGAGATCGTGCTGTGGGAGCTGGTGGTCAGCGACTCGCCGAGGGCGTAATGGACGAAGTCGACGAGATCGTGGACAAGCTGCCGCCGCCCGGAGAGGGCGGCAGCGAGCCCGCGGAAGACGAGTTCAGCCCCAAGCAGGAGATGGCGGCCGCTGTCGCGAAGGCCGCCGGGGTCAAACCCGCCAGCATGCCGGCGTTCGCCGCGGCGCTGGAGGACTTCGTCAAGAGCTGCGTCGGGCCCGGCGACTACGGGGAGTGACGCCCGATGGCGGTCCCGCTGTCGGAGATCATGTCCGATGCCAAGGATCGGGCGGACCTGCTGAACAACACGCTCGTCGGTGAGGTCACCTGGCGTCGCTGGGCGAACCGTAGCGTGGAGCGGCTGTATCGCCTGCTCGTCACGAAGGCGCCCGCGCGCTTCCACAAGTCGGCGTCGTTCACGCTGACGGGCTCGGTCAACACCGTGGCCCTGGCGGCCGACTTCCGCCAGCTCCGGCAGCGGGGCGTGACGAAGGATCCGACGGTCCCGGGCTCGCGGCGCACGCTGAACCACTACAACTTCGGCGAGCGCGACGCGCAGGGGGCGCTTCCGATCTGGGGCTACGGCAGGGAGATCGCCTTCGACATCCAGGCCGGGAACATCATCGTCGAGCCCGCGAACATCGCGGCCGGGAACTACGCCTATTACTACCTGTTCGGCCCGGTGAAGTGGGCCACGAACGGGACGCAGGACAGCGTCGACATCGCCACGGTGTTCGAGCCGTACGTGGACTTCGTCGCGGACTGCATGGCGATCAAGGGGCTGATGAAGGAGGAGAGCCTGGACACGGCCGCGGAGCTGCGGCGGGAGCTGTTCGGGCCCGGCGGGCGCGTCGAGGAGATTCAGGCCGAGTTCAGTGATTCATCCGACCCGGCGACCATCATCGACGTCGACCAGGTCGGCGGGAGGCGGTGGCCGTAATGGCGCGCCGGGGCCTGCTCAAGGACTTCAGGCCGCAGGACGCTGAGGTCGGGCGCCTGCTGGGGAACGTGCGCGATGCGATCGAGGTGCTGGCGGC